GACAGTCTTTTGAACAGATTCACTTACACCTTTTGAAAAGTTCTTTAAATCCTTAGTTGCATCATTTAAATCATTTTTAAGATTTGCTGTATTTGCTGAGAGTCTAAGACTCAAATCTGTCATTACACCTGCCATTGTACGATATTTATTTTGATATTATATTCTATATATTCTTACACAAAAAAGAGGTTAAGCCTTTCGACTAACCTCTGTATTTTTTATCATATGCTTCAAAATCAATAACTGGTACTGCTTCTTCATCTTCTTCATCCCATGGAAATGACATTAAATCTTTTACAGTTTTTATGTCTTCTGAACCTCCTTGAGCATTGAATAGAATAAAGGTTTGAAGCCTTGTTCTTTCCCAATCTTCCCTTCTATCTCGATAATAGCATTTCAAACATTCATCCAATTCGATAGGTGTAGAATCATACATCTCATTTAAAGACATATTAAATCTACACCTAACGATTCCGAATAGTTCGTTAAAATCTACTTCCTTTTTTTTTCAATATTTCCATCACCATTTGGAAAGAATTTCTTTATCAAACTGATGAAATCTAACCAACATTCGTCTAACATGAATTCAACATCTTCTCTTTTAACAGTGAAGTTTTTGCTTTCTGCTTTATGTCCAGCTTCCATTGAATAGTAAAGTAATGGCTCTAGTATTGTGATATCGTTTTCAATATCTTCAAGAGCCTTACCAGTTTCCTCTTTAACCTTCTTTATTGCAAAATATGAGATTCGTATTGGGTACTTGTCTTCTTTGTAATTAATGTATTCTACCATATTGTATTATTTTTTTAGTTATCTATTAAGATGTTGCAGTAGTCAAAGGACCTGTTCCAGCAATACTTCCTGAGAATGTAACCGCACCATCTTTTCCACCTTTAAGTGAAAGTTTTGTGATGTAACCTACACCAGTTTCATATTTATTTGCTGCAAAGCTTGGTTTGAGAGAAATTACAATAGATGCATCTCGTTTGATATCCATTACAAGATAATCGAAACCTCTTGAAGCATCACCAGTAGTTCTACTTACTAAACCATCGAAATCAATTGACCAATCTTTATAGTCAGGATATTGTTCTTTCCATCCACCACTTATGAGTGATGTAACGTCAACCATTGACTTATTAATGTTAAGGCCATAAGAAGTTCCTACACCGAATACACTACCGTCATATTGAATGGTCATTTCTTGACCTAAAATTGTTTTTGGCATGTTGTTTAATTATTTTTAGTTGTTATATTATATATCCTCTTTATTTTTGATAGAGTATTTCAAATTGCATCAAATTAACGAAAGCCACATTGTTATTTGCATCTTCTGCATTTGAATGTGTTTCACTTAAATAGTTGATTTGACGTATAGTTGAAGATGTAAATGCTGTAAGGTAAGTACGAAAGGCATCACTTAATGATTCTGTATCTGAAGCTTTATCTGTGTATATTTCAACATAAAGTGTGTACATATTAATGAAATCTCTATCACCTACAACACCCATATCAGGGTTTCTTGTGTAAGTGTAAATAGCCCATGTTTTTGTAGCATTAAATTCAGTTGAAGTCGTATCACGGTAAATTCCATCTACTAAACTATTAAGTGTAGTATTTGCATTCATTACAGTTGATATCTCGGTTGCAAAACTCATTTCGTCTTTTTGTTATTTTTCTTGATAAAAGTTGCAATTTCTTCACCAATTTCTGTTACAGCACTATCAATTATTGGTTGAACTTGACTGTTTACTAGACTTGGTATTCTGAACTTTCCAATTATTTGCCCTCTATTTGCACCCTTTGATGTTGTTCTTTTTACTGTTCCTTTATCTGCAAATCTAATCCAGAATGAATCTGTTGTAGGTCCAGTAATAAAAGCCATTGATTTCAATTTATCCTTTGATACTTTAATACCAACTTCTGTTTTAACTGAATATGGAAGTCCAGATTTAATTGAAGTAATAACGTATTTGTTTGATGCTGCTTTTAAGTAGTTATCCAAGATTTTCTGTTCCAAATGAGCAGGTAAGTCATTCAATGTCTGAAGTAATTCAGTCATTCCTGACATACTGAAGTTTGTTTCGTTACTCATTGAATAGAATAGTGTTTATTTTTAAGGCTTCTTTTCTTCCAACTTTTTCAACACTTAGAATTTTGTAATAGTTGCCTTCATAGTTAATTCGACATTTAATATCAACATCATTTCTATATCGTATAGTCCATTCAGTTGTAGATATTGGTAATGAACCTTCAGTTGTATAACGTGTGTCAACACTTCTGATAAACATACTTGACCAAACAGTAGTAACTTCTTCATATACAGAAGTAGGAGCACCAACAGCATCTTTGCCCATTGTGCTCTTTTCTATTGTTATTAATCTATTTAGTAAGGAAGTTATCATATTACCACGAGATAGTTTTGTACGGCATAAGTAATCGTTGAATTACATCACCTCTTTTTATTGAGCCTATTGTATATGAACTTCTTTCAGTATCGTATAAGTCTGCAGCACTAATTAAAATTGCTTGTTTGACCATATAAGGACATGAAACATCAGTTACATAAAACATGCTACTATCAATAAACATATTACAGTATTCGACAGAAGCAGGTATAATTATATTTTCAATATACTCATCATCATCAAAGTTATTTGCTTCAATTCTTAAATGAGTTTTAACTTCCGAAAGAGATACTGGATATGCCATTTGTAAGTTTATTTTAAAATAAGGAGAGAACCGAAGTCCTCTCCTATATTACATTTTGCTTATAGATTAACCTATTGAAGCATTTGTTAAGATGTTGAATGCTCTTGGGTTTGCACAACCTGAGTCAAACATTCCAACTACAGTAAGGTTAATAAGTCCTTTACCTGCAGAAGTATAAGGGTCAACGATCAATTCAATTCCTTGGAAAGAACCAACAACTGCTTTGCTCCAATCACCGAAGTAAATAGTACTAGCATTTGCTTGTGGAACTCCAAAAGCAGGATATCCGTTAACTTCATTATCTGACCAAATTGCTTCTTGGTTAGTAAGTCCAGCAGTTTTCTTTAAATAAGCTTTAACAGTAGGAGTTGTTACATAAGCAGCACTTCCAATCATTAATCCACCTATTGAAGCTTCTTGTTGAACGATTTTTGAATAATCAAGAGTTCCAGCACCAAAAGTTGTTTTGTAACTTGCAGCATCTACTTCAAGTTGATCAAAAAGGTCATAAACAACTGCAGTCCAAATACCGTTAAGTAAGTTTTGAAGGATTGAGTTATAAACACCTGCATTAGTTTGGTTAAGAGTTTCTTTAGAGATTGATTGAGTGTGTGTAAGTCTACGACCTGCAAGAGTAATTGTTGTATAAGTCATATTTGCAGATGCTCCAAGACTTGCTTCATTTACGAAACCAGCAGTATCTTCTGCCATGTTAGGAACTACAAAGTTTCCAGTTAAACCGTCATACATTGTAACACCTAATGAACGTAAGAATGCTTCACCTGGTGATGTAATAATATCTATTTTAGGAGCAACAGTTTTGTTGATAACGCCAGAATCAGTAGTAGTGATAATAGGATCGGCACGTAATTCTCCAAGTCCATTGAATGAGGATGTTTGTCCCATTTTTACAGCATTGGTTAACCAATCACGGAATTCAATTGTGAGTGATTTAGGTGCTACAGTTCTTACTTCAACTGCTTTACCTGATTTTGCGTTAAGTTCTGCTTGTCTTTCAGCCATTCTGATAGTTTCGTCAAGGTCAGTAACTTCTTTGTCAAGGTTATTCCACATTGAAGTTTCAGTTTCGTTTTTTGAACGATTTTCGCCCATAACAGTGTCTACAATTGCAGACATTTGATTGATTTTAGAAGCCCTTTCTTGCTTTAATTCGTTAATGTTTTTCATCTTCGATTATTTATTTTTAAGTTTTAGGATATGAGCCAAATCTTTATAAGGCTCAACATTTATTGTGTTTGGGGTTTGTTGTTCTATATATTCATCTAATCCACGTACTACAGAAACTTCTGTATCTGGGTATGCGGCATGAGTTACAACTGATACGTCTAGTAACCTTGAAATTCTCGAAATCTGTCTAATGTTATCTCCATTAGCAGAACGACTCCATTGTTGTCCTTCCTTATCAACCATAAAAGCGAATGAATTTTCAAAAACATCACCTCTTTCAATCATTTTGTACAGGTCTTGTGCTCCTGTTGTGTCATTTAAAGATGCTTCGAACCTTAATCCAACTTCATCTTCTGTAAGAATTAGTGTTTCATTAACTGTTCTAGCATATACTTGGTCTCTATTATGATTAAATGTTAGATATACATCATTTGCAGTTACATCTTTAAATGCTCCTTGACGTAAAATCTCTGTAAATAGCTTTCCACCTTCTGCTAAAAGTCTACTTTGAACTTCGAACTTTGCAGCATAACCACTTATCATTCGTTTATCTCCATCAGTATATGCTCTTAGTTCACCTTTTTCTGGTGTGTATAGTCTTTTTTCAATCATTTAGAATAATTATTTTAGTATAGTATATATTCACATCATTTTATGAAATGGGTGGTGTTGGAGGTGTTTGACCCTTTTTAAGATAGTTCTCAACTGATTGAATTTGAGTTAACATAAAGTGACTGTCTCCACCTTCATAAGTAGGATATCCTTCAATATTTGCCATCTGGTTTGGTGTAATAACACCCATCCCGAATAAATCTTTATAGTTTGCAATTCTTGTTTTGCTATCAGTTTCAACTAATGAGTTAGT